GCACACAACCCCTTTTGAAATGGTCGACTTCAAATTTCACATCAAAATGCCCATCTACATTGCCCGACAACACCTTCGGCACCGCACCGCCAGTGTGAATGAACTCTCTGCTCGGTACTCGGTGGTTCCCAAGGAGTACTACGAACCCGATACGTATCGTGGCCAGTCCCAGGTGAATCATCAGGGTTCGGAGGGTGTGGTGGAACTCAAGGGTGACCTCGACAACAAAGTGGCTCAGCAGTTGAGTACATCGTTCGATGTCTATGAGGAACTTCTGGAGAGTGGTGCCTGCCGCGAACAGGCTCGTGGTACCCTCCCTCAATCGACTTATACTGAATTTTACTGGAAGATTAACCTACACAACCTCCTCCACTACCTCCACCTCCGCATGGATGCCCATGCCCAACAGGAAATTCGAGACTACGCCACGGCTATCTTCGACCTCGTAAAGCCCCTCGTCCCCATCACGATGGAGGCGTTCATGGATTTCAGGGTAAACGCGATGCATCTCACGGGTCCCGAGATTGAGGCTATCGCTGGTGGAAAACAGATTGAATCTCCTGGAGAGCTTAGAGAATTTAAGGAAAAGTTGAAGCGTTTAAAAATAAAATCCCCAGAATGAGTACCTTACAAGATGAACAATATGTGCGCTATCCACCCAAACCCGACCCTGTGTCTATTCGAATTGTCCCGACGTCCCGTGCTTGCCCGTAAACTGGGGTACGTTCAGGTGATTGAACACCCCAAGAAGAAAGAAACACCAGCACCTGACTATAAAGATACGGCAGCAGCGAAGATGGAAGAAGCTCGCCAGCCTCGTCGTGTCGCCAGACTGAAGAAACTTAAAAATTTAAATGTCAACACAAAGTAAATGCTTGCCATTACAAACACGATGACCGTATTCGCCGCTGAGAAGAAGAACAAGGGGTTCAAGAGGCTGAGTAAGAAGATTCAAAAGGAACGCGACGCTGACGTGGACAAGATCAAAGAGAAGTTCTCTGATATTTTCCGTGATGAGCAGCGTCGTCTGAAAGGGTACTTTGAGGAGCATAACAGGCTAATCAAGAAAGATGATAAGCCCAAGAAGAGTGGTAAGAAGTCTATTGACTTTTACGAAAAGTAAACCACAAGGTACAAAAAACAAAAAACATCGCTAAGGGTGGATTGTCCCCGAATCTCTCAGCCAATAGAGCACATACCACGCTGTATTGGACGAGCCTAATTTCCTGTTGTGTTTTGACCATCGACCGTTTCATAGACCCCCTAGACTTCTGAAGACCTGTGACAGCAGTATTAATCTTACCGATCGTACCGGGTATTTCTGTCGTCTTCATGAATATGTCCCCGACATCCACGGATTCTATGATTTGTTGTTGAATGAGAGGTTCCAGGTAGGTGAAGTAGTTGAAATCCGGATCCAGTTTGAGACAGATACCTTCAATCGTGGAGAAGGCTTTGGCAAGATACACAAAACTACTCGGTACGACGAATGGTTTCTCTATAGCAAGTTGTGCGGCGAGATCATCATTCACGATACCAGAACCATCCAAGGTTTCTAGGTATCCCAAGATGGTCTCGAAGAAGAGTTCAATATCCGAAACATCGGAAGATGTTGGAACGATGACACCCAACTTGACGAGTGTATCAACTATACCAGCGGTGTCCCGCATGATTATGAAACCGAAGAGTTTTGTAAATCCATCCCGGAGTTCTTCGGATAGTGGTACAAGTAGACCAAAGTCATAAAATACAAGTTTCCCCTTAGATGAAAATCCTAGGTTACCGGGGTGTGGGTCAGCGTGAAAGAGGCCGTTATCCATGGTTTGAATAACGTAAGAATTGATCAGGGCTTCACATATCTTCTTCTTGTTCACCCTCTTGTCTGTGATCTCCGTCAACTTGGTAGAGGGTACATATTCCATGACAATCATTTCATCGTTCGAATACTTTTTGTACACTTTAGGAACTTTTACCCAATCCACATCCTTCATACTCTTCCGAAACTTGATGGCATTATCAATCTCTTGTTTATAATCAGCCTCACCCAACAGATATTCGATCGACTCATCAAGGACCGACCCCGAACTGTTCCCCGTGTCAAAACCAACTCGTTCTAAAAAGTGTACAATGTCGCGTATGGTATCAGTGTCCTCCTTCATGATATCCAGGATTCCTGGGCGTTTTAATTTTACAACAACTTTTTGACCGTTTTGGAGTACAGCCATATGGACTTGGCCGATACTCGCGGATTTAAATGGTACAGGGTCAAATTCCTTGAAAATATCATAATCTACAGTGGTATCGAATTCCACGGGAGGGACTTCATCTTGTAATGATTCCAACTCTTTTGTAAATTCTGGTGGATAGAGATCCCCTCTCGTCGAAGCGATTTGACCTAATTTTACAAAGGTTGGTCCAAGTTCGAGGAGTTCTTCCTTCGTCCATCGACCCAATTCAGATTTATTTTGTACAGTGGCATTTTTCCATAGAAACTTACCAGCAAACTTCCATGTTTTCAACTTCCTACTCGGAACTTTGACTGGTACATGTTGAGCAACACATAACATTCTACTTTCTACAAATGTTTTTTATTTTCTTAAGTTACATAAATGGTAAAAGTTGCTAATCTTTTCAGTCCCGTCACAGGTCCAGCTGAAGTATTCGTGCGTACCCAACCGATTGTCTTCTCCCTCATCATCTTGTATCAAGGTCTTTTCTCGGGAAATGCGATTCAGATTCCCAATAGGCTCGGCGTGCTTTTCGATAATAAAGTGTTTCGGTTCACTTCCCTCATGCTCATCGCCTTCAGTGCGACCAAGGATATCGAATACGCCCTCTTCTCGACCCTCATATTCTTGAGTGTGATATATGCTTTGCGAACGCCTGAGGAGCGTAAAAAAACTGGGTTTATATAAATGCTCTTCGTCGTGCTTTATTTTTCATATCTCATATTAGGTCCACACTGGGAATCGAAACTTTTAACGGGTGAAAAATTCGCCATCGTAGATAGTGTACGCGAACTTTTCAGGCGCTCAATTTTCATATCATACGTCGCACTTCTCATGATCGCATGGTTTTTGTACAAACCTTCCCAGACCTCATTCTTCAGTGCGTTGATACTCACGATGATGGCGATGACTGGATTTCACCTCAAATACGGACCCGAGAAACCCATTCCCACGCATCTATTATTGACACTGTTTCTTCTTTACCAGGGTCGACAATACATGAAACCCCAACTGTGGTTGACTGTGGCTCTCATCGGATTTTACACGCTCATGCACGAAAAATTATATATCCCTTAAAAGTAGAATGAAGATTCACATCGTAGGAGCAGGACCCACGGGTATGTCACTCGCATGGGAACTTTTGAAAACAGGAGAACATGAAGTCGTCATTTACGACCGCAAGGACTCGGGTGGTGGATCATGGTGGGAACCGGATGACGAAGTCCGAGACCTCCACGCACACAGAATCGTCTTCGATCGTGCATTCGTGAACACACAGTCACTCTTTAGTGAGATGGGTATCGATTGGAACGAAATGTTCCAGGCGAAAGATAATGGGGAACATGTTGGTTTTGTCCTGCGTTCTTTGAGTGTCAAAGATTACGTAACCCTGATCGCGATGTTCGCTCGCGTTTTGTCACAATCGAACAAGTATAAATCTGTGTCCGTGAAAGATGCCGTCGGCACCCTGAGTGAAAAGGGACAACTTCTCATCGAGCATCTTCCACTGATCATGGATGGTGTCACATGGGATGTCATGTCCGCGTACGAGTTTGTACAAAACCTGAATCATGTTGGTCTTTCAAAGCCTTACACACAGAAGGTTTCTGGCAAGATTATGTGCGATGCCATGGAAAACGCAGTCATAGATGCTGGTGGTAACTTTGTGTTTAACGTGGAACTCACAAGTGTCGCATATGGCGAAGATACGTATATGGCCAAATTTTCGAATGGTACGATCATAGAAGATGGTATGCTCTTTTTGTGTCTCGATAACAGCCCAGCCCTAAACTTTCTCGCTGAAAACTGGGGTGAGGACGCAGACAAAAAAGTGCGGGAGAGTACGTATGGTGCCATCAATGTTCTCTTAGATTATGAAGATCCAATTGAAATTCAATCTGATCTCGAAATCGCTACGAAAACGCGGTGGAATCTTCAACCCAAGGTACTCTCCGATGGTAAAACACTTTCCTGTGTCATATGTGACCTCAACGAAGACATTCTGGTGACCAATCCAGAAATGCTCAAGTCGGAAGTACTCAAACAGTTGGGTCTTCCCAGTCCCAAAGAGATGCGAATCGCGTGGGGTGCCGAATGGAAAGGAAAGCGTTGGGAATTCTCGCAATCGTCAGGTGTTCTCAGTCTTCATGGACAGCTCCCTTTTTTTGGAAAGTGTTCAAAGGTTGCGATGTGTGGTATGATGTCTCCCAGGAAGACACCTTATTCGAGTATAGAAGCGGCTGTAGAAGTTTCAAGAGCCCTGAGTCACCAGCAATTTGGTACGAGAGAGCCTCTTCAGCCTATTCTCCTTTCTCAAGTGATTTCGATCACACTCGTGATACTTATAGTTTTAATTCTAGTGTACCGTAACAGAAATCAATGAAGTTCTCGGCGAAAGTCTACGAACCGTTATACGATTTCAATAATAAAAAGTATGTACGCCTTGTGATTCCTCAAAAAGTTTCTGAAATCATCGAGCGTACGCACACATCGAAGATGCATCTCATACAGAATTCAAAAATAGATACCCCTCTCGATGGTCATGTACTCACGGTGAAAGTTCCGTTCCGTTATAGGAGAGTGATGTGCGAGGTCAGGGGTCGACCCATACAGTCTCTTATAAAGGGTGATGAAGTGGAAGTTGTCGTAGAGTTCAAGGGTGCTTGGAATGTTGGAGATTACTCGGGCTTCTCTTGGATACTCTCGAGCTGTTCAGTGGGATCATGAGGAAGATCAATCTGGGTCAAGCCACCCCTTTTGAACCCCTCAAAAGTCTGGAGCATACCCTGAAGCCTGAATACTTCCTGAGTCATCTGCTCGATGTTCATACGAAGCTTCTTAATGTTCTCTTCGACGTCGACGATAGGCATTTTTGTACTCATTTAAAGTTTTTCCTCTTTAAATCAGTATGCTCACTCGGACTGGTTACTTGGTGAATACAGGTCCAATCCAAGAAATTAAAAAAGAACTTACGGTAAGACCCATCGTCAATGGGGACTTTGGATTTCCTCCACCACCTTTCAAAGTTTTCAGAGCAACTAAGAATGGAGTGTGCGTTCCAAGATTCTACGGAACTGCTAAACTTGGGGAGCCTAGTGAAGATCGAAGACCAGAACCCACCCGTATCCGGACCAGATTCGTCGGGCAGCTCAGAGACGCTACACACCAGAACGAAGCACTCGCAGCAGCAATTCAGGCAGGCCATGGCGTCCTTTCTTTACCATGTGGGTATGGGAAGACGACGGTTTCCCTTGCCATAGCCTGTAAGCTGGGATACCGCACGATGATTGTCGTTCACAAACAATTTTTGGCTGATCAGTGGCGTGAACGCATTCAACAATTCTGCCCGGGTGCTACGATCGGTGTCGTTCAACAGAACAGGAAGGAGGTTGACTGTGATTTTGTCATCGCGATGCTTCAATCTCTTTCCCTCAAGGAGTACTCATTCACAGACTTTGACACTGTGGGTACCTTGATTGTCGACGAAGCCCATCACATCTGTGCGAAGGTGTTTAGTCAGAGTCTCTTCAAGATGTGTCCCCGACATGTCTTTGGACTTTCAGCGACTCCAGAAAGAAAAGATGGTCTCACGAAAGTTCTTCATTGGTTTATGGGTCCAACATTTTTTGCGGTTGAAAGAAAAAATCAAGAACAGGTTGAAGTGTTTCCCGTGACTTTCGATTCAGCAAATTACAGGAACCCACCACCATCTATGCGTAATGGAAAGATTTCCATGCCCAACATGATCACAGAACTCGTCGAGGACAGGGCGCGAAACAAGATGTTGGTGGAACTTGTCAAAAAGGCTTCAGCTGGTACGAGACAGCTGCTCGTTCTCAGTGACCGTCGTCAGCATTGTGAACTTCTCCATCAATGTTTTCCCAAAACATCGGGTCTCTATATGGGTGGAATGAAGGAGGCGGCTCTCCAAGAATCTTCCAAGAAGAAGATCATCTTCGCGACATTCAGTCAAGCCCATGAAGGTCTCGACATTCCAACTCTCGACACTGTCATTCTAGCTAGTCCCAAGTCTGACATTACCCAAAGTATCGGTCGCATCATGAGAGAAACAAAGGGTAAGAAGAATGATCCACACATATACGACGTCCACGATCCGTGGTCTGTATTTACGGCGATGTATTACAAGCGGATGAAAGTGTATCGTCAAGGTGGGTTCAAGATTCATGGGAAGGTTGTCGAAGAAAAGAAGAGTGACTTCCCTCAGGGAAAGTGTCTGTTTTTATAATCTAAACAATTATTAAATGTCTGGCGCATTAATACAACTTGTGTCTAAAGGTGTTCAAGATGTTTATCTCATGAGTGATGAAGGACACTCATTCTTCCGTACGAAGTTTACGAGGCATACGAATTTTTCCCAAGCACCAAAGTTTATAAAAACAATTTCCGTCGATGACACGTCGATCACCATCCCAGTTTTGGGAGATGTCATCAATGGACTCTGGTTTGAAGCTGGTAGTAACAGTCGAGACAACATCGCATCGAATCTTTTTTATAATTCGACGATCGATCTCTTTATCGGTGGACAGAAGATTGATTCGCAACACTTTGATTATTTCAGTGAGATTTGGCCAAATTACTTAGCGGACACGTATAACAAGTCACAGGAACTCAACAACAAGGCTTCTCTTTCCAACAAGTTTTTTGTTCCGCTTCATTTCTTCTTCTGTGATCACAAGGCATTCTTACCCCTGGTCGCACTCCAGAATCATCAGGTTGAGATACGAATTAATTTCAACGAAGCGAACACTGCAAACATCCCCGAGACTGAAAAGCGGGCACATATGTATGGAAATTACGTGTTTCTCGATACGGAAGAACGAGAACGACTTGTGAAACGCTCGATGGATTTTGTCATTACCCAGACACAGCGAATCGAGTTTCCACTCGAAGCCATCACGGACAATGTGACGCAATCTGGTGGAAACAACACCTTTGACATTTCGGCATTTAACCACCCTGTCAAGTCCCTATTTGTTGGATTTGGTGCCAGTCAGATTAACCCAGCTCTCGATCGATTTTCGTTTAAAAACATGGACATGTACATCAACGGTACACCCCTTTTTGAAAATATGAGCCCGACGTATTTCCACACGGTCCAAAACTATTACAAGTCAACCTATGGTAGAACGTACTATAACCCTCCAACCCATTCACCGACGTACACGAGATACTTTGCGTATCACTTTTGTGTAAACGCTTCAGAATATAATCCATCGGGGTCGTGTAACTTTAGTCGTCTCGACAACGCGAAGCTCGTGCTCAGGGGTGTCGAAGCCGTGAATCGACCTCATGCCTATGTGTATGCCGTCAACTATAACGTACTCAGGATCAAGGATGGTTTAGCCGGAATTTTATTCGGTAATTAATGTATATGGCGACGCAGGCAGAAGGCATTCTTGTCACGGCCGGCCAGATTTATGTCAACAGTTTAGATGCCGCACCCAGAGAGACGGATATTATTTCGGGTGTTGCGAGTATCGATGCTGGTGAAATCACAGCGGATGAGATTACAGTTTCGAATCTTAATTTATCCGGTGAACTGATCGCCACAGGTGATACACGGTTCACGGGAATCACGACGCTCAACCGCTCGACGGTGACACAGTTGGGTATAAACGTACCCACCGCTCAACTCTTTAATAATTTTCAGGTTGGTGTCGACGATTTTTCAATCGACACGTCACGTCAAGATCTTGTCGTCATCAACGGGAATGTTGTAGCCACAAACGTATTCATATCAGACACACTCAAAACAAGTTCCGGTACATTTTTAATCGACCAAAACGCATCGAACGTTTTGAAAATTTCTGGAAATACATTCTCTTCGAATGCTACGATAGGTACACAATTGACGGTCGGCTCTGAAGTTACAGCCGATACGGGTGCGAACGTCGCAGTCTTTAAAAACGGTAACGTTGTCGTACAAGATGGTTTCCTTCGGATCATCGGTGATGTAGACAT